GTGTGGTCGTGGCTACGGCCTCGCTCTGCCCCACAAGCTTCACCTGCCCCGTGAGTTGCCCCGCGTGCTGCATCTGAAAGCTCAGCTCATCCAATACGCAGCCGCTATACATCGCAAAGCGCGGAATTTCCGGCATCGCCACCTCGATTGCCGCGCTCGGGAGTGTGTAGCCACCAGTCTTGAATGTGTGCGTCTTATTGGTGGTGCCGGTGGTTGTCGGCGCGCCAAAGGCCATTTTAAGCCAAAACCCGAGCGCCTCTCGATCCATCGGAATGGTCACGCCGCCGTCCACGGTAACGGCGTCCTTGACCGGTGCCAACGGGTCTCGCCCATGCCCCAAAAGCTCATTGTCAATCAGGGGTTGGCTCATGCCCAGATCAGCCTGGGCAAACGGCATCTTGAAAAACCCGCTTGCCGGAGCTGTGCCATAGGTAGCCTCAAACGCAGCCGCGAGTTGCGACCGCGAGCCATATGCTCGTGCCATAATACTTTCCTTTGATTTTAGCCCAATGGGCTGGTTGTCGTATAAACGAGTTCAACTTCTATAATGGCCGCTTTCAGGGCCTCGGCCCCTTCAAGCGGCAGGTCCACCGGCGCAGGGGCGCGGGCCTCGGCCCAGTCACAAACACCACCAAGTGTGCGATCTGCCTCGACGGCCACCCCGATTTTTGCCGCGAGGCCATCAAAAGCCGCGTTGCGGGCGGCTGGTGTTTTCCCTTGCACAATCACCTCGACATCGGCGCGGTGGCGGTATTCATAGGTGAGCGGCGACAGCGTCACATCCGGCTCGCCCGGCTTACCATCACGCAAAATCAGCACCCCGCCCGCTGCAATGCGGGTCGGCAGCACCTCGTCGCGCAGTACTCTGGGGCCGGTGATGCCAAGCAGGGCGGTGTGCAGGGCATCCAGCACGGTTTCACGTTTGGTCATCGGTGGCCCCTGTCATATAGTTCCCAATGTGCCAAAATATCCCGCCCCACCCTATCGTAAGAACCACTCTCGGCCACTATAGCAGCAAGGTCGAGCCGTTTTTTCAGCCGCACTTGCGGCACCAGAATGAAGATCACCACCGTAAGCGCCCCCGTCAAAATACCGTCCTTGCGCCGCTTGCTGCGGTTTGCCATGGCCCTCCCCGCCTTGGTCAGCCGTGCATCATCCGCCACCAAAAGGCTTGGTTTTCCCGGGCGAGAAACGAAGCGCAGTTTTATACCGCGCTCCCGCTCCCATTCCTGTGGTGTAATCCTGTGCCGCAGGTAATTTTTGCCCGCTTCCGGCGTCGGTATGGCGAGATAAAACCCGCTTTTCGACCGGATCAAAGCCCCCTTGATATGGGCCGACAAAATCTTCGGGGCCTTTGTCCAGATCAGTGAGGCCGCATCCATGCTTGGCCAGTCCTCGGGGTATGTTTGCTCACGAATACTTAGCCCAAGCAGTCGGCCCAGCCCTGCTTGGGCAATTTGGTCGCGAAATCCCTCTTTCGCACGCAAGCCCGCCTCATGAACAGAATTCGTAACCGCCCGCTCACCGGCCCGAATTTCTTCACGCATAATCTTTGGCAGGTCGCCAATGGTTACGGCCTTGATCTTCATACCGGTGCCAGCTCGGCCGTCCAGATCAGGCGCAGGGCGTNNGCTCGCCTTGCACGGCATAGCGCACGGTATCAAACTCCAGCTCGTCACCTGCCGCCAATGCCGCCACATCCGAAACCTGAATATCGGCCAAAACAGAATCCACCACCACGCGCGCCGCACCATAGGTCATCACCTCGTCGGGTGATTTCACAATCACGCGGATCGCAGCGCCCGCCCCCACGCCGCCCGCATAATATGTGGCAGGCGTGGCGAGGTCGTTATTCGCAAACAACAGCGCCAAGCCTTTACCAAACGCGCTCACGCCTTAAGCGTCCGGTTTGCCAGCGGTCGGGGCGGCACCCGCGTTGATCTCTTTCACCCGCGCCTCGGCATCGGCAACCATCTGCTCGGATTGTTCTTTCGCCGCGTCCAGCATCTCAACAGATTTGTCGCGCGCCTCCTTCAAGATTTTGGCGGCTTCTTTATCCGCCGCGTCATGCTTGGCCTTGATCTCGGCATCGGTAGGGTCATCACCGGCCACAGCACCGCCGTCTGCCGCCACCTCGCGGCCCGCTTCCATGCTCTTGATTACCTTCAGCGTAGCCCCATCCACCTCGCCGCGCCACCCCGCCGGATAGGTGATCTTCGGCTTGTCTTTCAGCTCTACGTCCACCGTGCGGTCGACAATCACACAATACATTTTTTTCTTAGCCATTTTGGCCTCCTTTTAGTTCAACAAAATTACGATAGGCCCCGAAGCGCGGGGCCTATGCTAACTGTGTCGTCGCCGCTTAGGTGGAGCTGAAACCGCGCACCAGAACCCCGGGGCGCATACAAACGGGCAGGTTCATCATCAGCCCTTCCACATCCACATAGCGGTTAGCTTTGGGGTCCGGCATAACCTTGGAATAAAACGGCTGCCCGGGCTGGCCAACGGTTTCCATATAATCAGCAGGTGCGTTGAAATCGCGGAAGGTCTGCGTTGTGCCTTCCGGCACAAAGCGCACATCACCCACAGGAATAAAGCGCTGCGAAACCATCGTGCCGTTTTCCTGCGGCACCATACCCTGCCCAATATACTCTTCCCACGTTATGCCCTGCCACTTCATCCCCTTGCGCACATCGTCACGCAGCGGGTTGGCATTGTTGTTTTCATAAAAAGTGTAGGCGTCCTTGAAAGACTGGATCGCCAGCAACTTGTCATAAAATTCCGGCGAGCACAGGGCGCGCACCCCGGTCATGGTATCGCCGAGCATATTGGCTTCGACATGGCGCAACACTTCCCGAACTTTCGCTTCGTGGTTTGTCGCCGCCGTCCCAAGGTCAAAATCCACCACCTTTTCCGTGACGCCGAATTCAGTGAAGAAATTGGAAATCACGGTGCCGTCTGCATCCAGCACCTTGCCCGCAATCGCGCCGGAGCGCAGATATTCGCGGGTAATATCGAGGCTGCCCCGAATCTCGATCAGGCGGTCATTCACCTCGTCAAGCACCTGCGCCACCTCGGTTTCCGAGCCAAACTGCCGCACGTTTGCCACATCCGCCGCCGTGATATGGCGCTGAATGGCAAAACGGCGGGTGCGGAAATTGCGCAACTCCCGCTTGCCGCGCGACATGCCCGGCACATCGGTGCCGCTGGGAGTCGACTGCACCAGAATAAGCTGGCCGTTCTGGCTCTCGATAGAGAATTGCTCGGTGCGAATCGGCTTGGGAGCAAAAAGCCCCAGATCACCGATGCGCCCATACATGTTGGGAATAACGTTGATCGCCTCGCCCAACTCGACAGCGCCAAAGGCATTGCCGCTAAAAATGTCCATAGTCGCCATGACTATTTCCTTTCATAAGAATTGAAATTGATCGTCGCGCGAGGTCCGCGCGCTTTGGTTTATGCGTCGGTCAGAATGCCGACAGCCTTGAGCGCCGCCACGGCTGTATCCCGCTGCGCCTTGGTGGTGATGGTGCCGTGAAAATTCAGCCCTGACCGCATCACGGTAGAATGGCGCGTCAGGGCAATAGCACCCGTCACATCCGCAGTTGCCGCCGCCGCATCGGTGATCAGCACGGCGATTGGTGTTTCCGAGCCATCCACTGCCGCCGGAGCGGAGAGGATATATTTGCCGGTTGCCGTCACCTTCCCGAGCACCGCGCCGACCGTCAGGTCAGCCCCCGCCGCAACAATCACTGCGTCGCGGCTGTAAAATTTATCCTCTTCAAAGAGGACGACATCGCCAATGCGATTGCCTTCTGTCAATGGTGCCATAATGGCCTCCTTTTTTGGGGTTTCCTTACAAAAAGGCCCGCGCAGGGCGGGCCGGATTGTTTATTTCTTGAAGCGCGCTTCCATCCGCCCTGCGGCGCTCACACCCTTGGGCGCGGCCCCGCCTGCGGGCTTCAGATTGGCATGGTCTGCCCCCATAACCTTTGAGAGCTGGGAGCCACCGCCCTTGGTGGCCTTGGGAGCCGCTTTCATCGCCGCAACCGCCGCCTTGGCCGATTGGCTGGTGTTAAAGGCGTAATGCTTGGCCAGCCCTTCACGCCCCACCGCCGCTTTGGCGTTCAGAATTGCAGAAATCCGCTTGCGCTCCCGCGTTGCCGAGGCCGTTGGCTCATCACCATCAGGCTCGTCTTCTTCATCGCCGTCAGGCTCACCATCACCCTCGTCGCCATCAGGCTCGCCGTCGGTTTCATCCCCGTCAGGCTCGTCTTCCGGCGCCATCGCGGTTGTGTCTTCTTCATCTTCGAGGGCGTCTTCGCCTTCGCCTTTTGCTGCCCGATTGCCGCGACAGCGCGCGCTTCGCATTGATGCCATAGTCTGGTCTCCTTTTTCTGCGCCCGCCGTCTTGGCGGGGCTGGTTGACGGCGCATCTGCACCGCTGTTGATTTCCTCAAGAAATTCATAAAATGCCGCCTGCGGCTCCATCACCGCGTCCGCGAGGCCCACAACCACCGCATCCGC